GTTCATAGGTCTTGGGGGTGTTTCGTTTGGAAAAATGTTCTGTGGTGTCATGTTGTTTTGATGGTATATTATTCCAATGACGTATAACGCCAGAGCAAATAAATAGGTTTGTTAGTAAAGTTAGATAAATATATAAATCTTTCAATTATCTTTTCTTAGCGGTCTTAGCAGACCTTTTAAAGTTTGCTTTGGTAGGAGCTCCTTTGCTACCTACCTTCCTCATCTTTTCACCAGAGCCAGCTTTAATACGCTTTCTCTTAGCATGAATGTTTGCATACAATCCTCGTTTAGCCATGTTAGCATTTCCATTTACGTAGTGCCAAAGCTTTACGGGTTGGCTTACCGTTGGGCTTTTTCATTGGCCCTTTGACTCCTTTCATGCGGGCACAGAAGGAGCGTTTACGAGCACCACCTTGAGGTTGTGGAGCTTTGAGATTTGAGCCAGTAGCTCTGTTATATTTTTTCCTACCAGCTGCTGTCAGCCCACCTGAGCGAGACTTATGCTTACCCATTTTAAGACTGACACTTTTCTTTTTGACAGCCATTATTTTTTCTTGTTACCTAAAATTTTTTTACGTACAGCTGGAGGTAGCTTTGACATACCCTTGCTCATTTTCTTAGCAGGTCTACCTTTCTTACTTCCGTAAGTTCCTTTTCCCATCGGCATTTTTTAGCTCCTATACTTTTAAGTTTGATGCGGATAATTTTCTGATGACATCATCTCTGAACGCTTCATCATTAGTGTATTCTGGTTTGTTCATATCTCTTACAACTTCTGCCATACTTCTATATGAATCTTGTGCTGATTGTTTCCCTGTAATAATTTTAGAGTCACGACCATTAGCGTCTTCGTATTGTCCCATTAATGCCTTTACTGCAAATTTAATAGCTGATTTATTACCTGTAGCTAACACGTCATCATAGTTTTTTATGTCTTCTTGCTGCAGATTGTTAGAAGCCCAGTCCATAAGAGATTGATAACCCTCTTCACCATTAGCTATACCTTTAATCTCACTAACCTCTGTATCATTTAATGTGGGTTGTGGAGGTTGAAAACCTAGTTCATCACGTACACCTTTAAGGTATGAGTTAACTAACTCTTTGGTTAAACCAGCAGTACCAAGTTTGTCATACATTTCGTCAGACAAAGTACCGTTGTTTTCTTCAAAGTGTTTGTTCATTGCAAACGGATCTATACCGTTGTCTTTAAACACATTACCTAGTTGTTCTCCATACACTTCGTTAGCTGTTTCATAATTAACAGAGTCATCATCATTATAAAATTGATATTCTGTTGTTGGTTCGGCAGCGTCTTCAGTTGTACTTGTGGGAGTTTCACCTAGTTTCTTTTGCAGTTCAATATACGCTGCCTCTAACTCTTCGGCACTTTTATACTTACCAGCAAGCATGTTATCCTGCTTTGCCATAAGATCTTCACCTATTCGTAAAGATTCAGCTTCTTTTTCTGCGATTGCTTGTGCTGCTACGGGATCATCTGACGTGTCGTAGCGGATTGTTTCTGCCATAATTACTATTGTTGTGGTACATTTCCAGGGGCTACCATTGAGTTAACTGCCTCAACTACCTCTGGATTTTTTTGTGGATCCATTAAAGGAGTGCCAGCAAGTTGTCCAGCTTGTTCAGTCAGAGACTGCATTTGCTGTGCTTGCATTGCTTGCTGTTGTTCTTGGTTACGTTCTTCCATGCTCTTAACAAGGTTGAGTATGTCAATACCTTGTGCAGCTGCAAGACGTTTAATAGCTTCGTCAGCATTAAGATACTGAGCTAAAGCCTCTGGCCCCATAGTTTGTGCTATGGTTGTTATAAATTGTACAAGTGCTTCTCTATCTTGTCCTCTACCAAGTGCATTAATACCTGCAACTATAGTAGGCTTGACTAAATTAGATGGTACACTAGGTATCTTCTTAGACTTAGTAAGAGTATGCATCTTACGATCTAAATAAGGTATTAGGAACTCTGTCGTGAGCAAGCTGAAGAGACCTCCGAGCTGCCTTTCTAGTTCCATCTGTGTCATTCTAACCTCTTCTGCTGTAGTCCTCTCTGACTGCCTTACAGACAGCACTAAGAAGGCTTCAGCTAATCTCTTCTCTAAAACATTAACAAGTTGAAATGCAGTTTGGAAGTCAGCAGTTTTACCTACTTGTATAACTCCAACATCATCTGGTCTGCCTTGTATGATTGCACCATTACCTGCGTTAGCAAGTGATGCTGGCTTTGTTGTAGCTGAAGGTGAGACCGTAAAGACAACTTTAGCTGCTGCTGCACTACCCTCAACGAGAGCTTGCATCAATGCCTCTAAAGATTTCAAGTCCCCAAGGAACTCTTCAACTCTAGAACGTCCGTAATCTTCTCCGTCCACAGTTACAAAACGTAATGGAAGCCAAGGAGATTTATTTAACGGAGCTTTACCTATACTATCTGGTAGTACAGTACCGTTTGCTTCTTGATACCAGTTCCAACCCTTGTCAGATCTTTTAACACAAGTATATACATCGACATCTTTTGTGCCACTGTAGTCACCTTGGTCATCATCGTTGGGTGTTTGTTTATCTACCTCTGGTAATCCTAATAACTTCTTACTGACTTTTTCTTTTGTGACTATTTCAATAACCTCACCATTACCGTCACGTTCTACACAATATCTGTTCAAAGGATATACTTTCATACCCTCTTTACCCATAAATAGTAAAGCGTTTCCTGTAACAACTAAATGTTTTAGGGCAGCAAAGATCTGTACTCTATCTGTAGAGGCAGCTATGCTTTCCATTATCATTCTTTCTATCTTAGCAAACGATAAGTCTAGTTCACTCTTTGCTTCGGCTGGTATCTCTACGCCTAACTTAGAATCATCTAACTGTAACTTAAAGAATGTCGTGCTAGGAGGTAGTAGCCCAAGCATTAGTTTAGAACTAAGCGTAGTCACACCTTTAGCCCCAACGCTCTGCCAGGGTGTCACGAATGATTGATAGTTGTTTGTTTCATTACGCATAATAAGTGTAGGAATAGTTAGTTCCGCACACTCATATGCAACTTCAAGGAATTGTTCACGGTGAGTCGATAGTTCATTATATCGTTGCCGTGCCTTTTTCATTAGTAGCTTCCTCCAGTGCCACCACCACCGCCTGTTGGGTTAACCCCTTGCGGTGTTTTAATACCTTGTAAACCACCAGTTGTTGGTTTCTTAGTAGCTAATTGTGATGTACCTCTAGCACCTGCTTTTTTCTGTACTTTCTTAGAAGTTACCTTAGCCTTTCTCTTTGTCTCATCTTCTGATATAGGAGTAGGAGTAGGAGCTGAAGGTGCAGGTGTAGGTGCAGTTTGCACTGGCATTGGGGGTGGAGGAGTGGTTGGGGGGGCTGGTACTGGTGGGGGAGCTGGGGTACTTCTACCTCCACCAAATATACTTGAGATTAGGCTTCCGCACATAATTATTCTCCTTTAATTTTATTTTTTAATAATCGTATAATAGATAGTTGACCAGCCCTATAGGATATTGCTTTCTCTGATAGGTTGTGGTCTGGAAACTTATCTGGAAACTGCTGGTCGAGTTCATCTATGATCTTCTCGATGCGTCCCCAGTCAAGAGTACTGTGGTAAGTTGGTGTTTGCATGTTCAAAAAACGCAGGCATCCTAGCTCTTCTAGTGTCAGAAAGTTGAGGAGCCTTGCCCTCATACATTAGACGATCACTAGATTCAGTCCAGAATTTTCTGCTTAAATATTTGTTAAGTGATTGGTCTTTTAAAGGTTCAAAGATCCAGTTAATAGTGGCTTTCCTAAGTTTATCCAAAGAAGCACTAGGGCGTAAACCCATAGCAGAACATACGAGAGAATTACAAGCCACGTGGATTTGTTCATCTCTGGAGATGTCAGCTGATACTGTCCTAAGCCCTGCATCGCCACAAAAGCGATTGAAAGGTAGAATAACAAAGAAAATAGCACGTTCTGCAACCAAAGCTTTTAATACAGTGTGATCTGGATGAGCTATCCAAGCGTCACGTAATAGCATAGCCTCTCTCTCAGCTTTAGCATCTAGTCCGTGGACTTCAGCAATATAATTAAGAGCAAGGTCATGTCTCTCCTCATCTACGACATTGGATTCGAGAAGTGTTCTAGCAATTTCGGGAACCT